GTTATCTATAGCTGCTCCTGCTTTCTCTGCATCTACTTCTACTTTGAGCCTGCTAGTCTGAGCATTAAAAATATCTACCTGACTCTTTGCCTGCTCAACTACAGAAGTGTTTTGCATCTTCTGAGCCTCAAGCTGTATCCGCATAGTTTCATTCTGGACTTTCTGTCCTTCTATCTGCGCTCTTAATTGCTCTGCCTGAGCCTTACCCATTTCTGCCTCTGCTATTAACATGGCAGGATCAGGTGCTGGAGGTTGTTGTTGAGCCTGAGCCATAGCCGCTAACTCATCTTGGGTCATTTGCGACTGAGGTATCATTCCCTGAGAAAGCATTTGCTCTCTCTTTCTGTCAGAGATTTGTTGAGCTGACGCAGTAGAAACATTATCCAATAAGACATCACCAGCAATCTGCAAGATAGTAGGATCAATCTTTGCTATCTCAATAATAGTGTCTATTGTCTCTTTCTGTCTGTTCTTAAAGCTTGCTCCAGCTCTTACGCTTACATCGTAAAGGCCTATAGATAGATCATTAAGTGTAACAACCTCTCCAGTTTGCTGGTCAATTTGTTGCGTGTTGATCGGGGCTACATCATAGGTTTGATCTTCTTTGAGAATCCTAACCGTTCTTGCTGTGTTGTATACCTTTGGAATAGCCTCTACCAATATACGGCCAGTTGCTCTTATGCCTGTTTCTAAGGCACTGAAATACTTGAGTGTAGAATTGTCTCCCTTGTTTTGTAATTGCTCAATTGCTACACCACTTTGCAAGCCGGGATTGTCTCCCATGTTTGCAGAGTACATTCCAGAAGCGTAAGTAATCATGCCCCTCATAGACTCAGAGATTGTTCTTAGCCCCGGATTAACTATTGCCCCGCCTACTTGCTGAGGTATGCCCGGAGCATCTGGATCAGGATTGTAGAACTGCACAGGCTCAGAGTTAGTGTTAAGAGTTGACAGACTATCTTCGTGACCAGAGGCCTGAGCTGGGGTCATCATAAACTTAGCTCTAGGCGCTAAGGCTCCTTCTTCAATCTCTCTGCTCATTGAGTAGTTCAATACTCTTTGAGGATCAAGAAGTTTTTCTACTACACCCCAATAGATAGACTTGTTCTCTGTAATTCTGTAGTTGGCATAGATAGGAACAACAGGCATTCTGCTAAAAACTGTTTCTGATTTATCATCTAACCAATCTTTTGCGTCAAAGAATCTGCTGCAAATTGTTTTCTTAACTCGCTTTCTTCTTTGTATCTCATTAATTCCCATTGCTTTGAATTCATCTTTCAACTTCTTTAGATCATTGTCAGCTTCATGCACAGAGCCATTATCAAACATAACTAACTCTCTATTGGATTCTTCACAATAGATAAACTCACCAATAACAATAACCTCAGCCTTGTCATAGTAAGCATCACCATCTCTGCCTTCCGATACGCTTTCTTCTGATCCATCAGGCCATCTGCGTTGGTACTCTTCTTTGCTTACAGCGTGTAACACAAAGCAATAACGACTATCAGACTTGTCTTGTTTTTCTGCTGCTGGGTCAAAGAAGACTCTATCAACAGCGTTGCCTATCTTTTCAATGACTAAGTCTTGCTCAAAAGAATCATCATCAATGTATTTCTGTGAAACTCTCCAAGCATCAAAGCCGCCTACTACCATTCCTCTAGCTGACTCTGAATAAACATCTGAAGCGTCACTCATAGTTTCTATGTTGCGTATGATTCCATCGTAGGTGTTTGCAATGGGCTGAGTAGCATTACCGCCAGCAGGCGCAATCTTTACATCAAACTCTGCCTGCGTTATCTCTGAACAGATTTGATCCACAATAGGGTTAACAAGATCAAACGTATAGCGTGGCTTTTTCTGATTCTTTGCTTGGCTTAACCACTTAGCTTCCCACTGTCCATCTCTCTTGTCTAAGAACAGAGCGCATTCCCTAGCCTGATCTCTCATATCTTGGTCAGCGCTTTGAGACTTAGTCAAAAGGTCTTGGACGTAATCGTGTTCTTTGTATTTCTTTGAGGAGTAAGGTTTATCGTCTTTGTATTTCATTAGTCATTCCATCCTGCAAAATTTATTTTAGTAGGAGCCGCTAATGTCTTTGGCCTGTAGCAAGCCATCATCAGAGCATCACCCATGTTTGGAGATGGAAGCTGATAAGGCTTTCTAGCCATCTCTACCTTAGACATAATTTGTATCTTCCCAGTGTTGCTACGCTTCAAAGGAATACGACAAACCTCAGACCTAATCTGATCTAGGTTAGATATACTTGAGGATAAGCTAATTTGCTCCTCCGGGTCTACATATTCTCCACGCTCAACTGCACGATAAGTGTTGTAGAATCTGTCCCGCAGCCGCCACCAATATTGCGCTCTCTTGTTAAAAAAGGTTTCTCTATTTGTTTTGTTCTTTGTCTTCCCGCCTTCAGTATAAGGATGTTCTGGCTCTTCTACTCCCTCTGAACCCTTGAACATAAAGTAGTCTATGCCATTCTTGTTAGCTAAAGCATTGTCTACTTGCCGTTTAAGACTAACACCTAAGCCATCGCAATCCCAAACAAACCAGTCAGCTTGGTTCTCTAGCGCCTTATCTAGCGCCCAATCCATTCCATCTGCTGCCTCTCCGGTTACCATTTCACTTATATCTAGGATTTGGTTTCCTCTCCTCACACAGAATCCCTTTGAGTCACCGCCTGTGTCTGAAGGGTCGTGGCTGGCTATTATTGCGCCTTCTCCTTTCCATCCTAGTTTGGTATGGGAATCAATAGCTGCATCAAACCACTCTACACTTATCAGGCTGTCTTGGACCTCATCATAGAACTCTCCCTCCCAGATATGTTTATACAGGGCTGCTGACATACTCTTCTTATCATGCTGCCTCTCATCTTCTAGGACTGAAGGGAACTTAGGGTTCTTGTCGTAGTTAACCCAATAGATACAATGCAGATCATCAGAGTAATGCTTGCTTCTCCTTAGCTCTTTCTCAAACGGAGTAAAGAACCTTTGGCTGAATGCATCATTCTTGCTGCGTGGGTTTGCACTGATTAGTATCTGACTCCCTTCTTTTCTCAGCGTAGGAGTTAATGCCTTGAGACTTTCAAAGCTAAGGCTCTGTCCCTCCTCCACCCAGAATAGATCAAAATCATGGTACGACTTTACATTCTCTGGTGATCTGGCTAGGCCTCTAAACACAAAAGCAGTATCACCATTCTTGCGGAAGTTTATCTGGTTGCTTTGGATTTCAAATACATCTTGTAGCCCTTGTCTCTCTATCTCTGAGCAAAGCAAAGAGTACACACTGTCTTGCATACTGCTCTGGAACTCTCTAAAGCAGGCTGTCTTCTTGCCTTGCATTGCTTTAGCTAAGAGTATGTTCGCTATGCCTACGCTTTTGCCTGAGCCTCTACCGCCAAAGAGAATAAGAAACCTTGCTTTAGACTGAGCAAGTTTGCCTAGCTCTTTGTTGATGACTGTAAGGTTATAGTTCATTAGTAAGGACGCTTTCGGTACAAATCTCTAGGGACAGACATTCGTAAATGTTTTTGGTGCATCCATGCGTCTTTATCTGGGTTTTCCCAATTTGCTACCACTCTGTTATACGCACTATTCAACAAGACATTGGCTTTTAGTCTATCGTTTCCAATTAATTTCTTTTGGCTTTTAATTTTCTTTGACAGCTTTTTACCTTTGAAACCAATTAAATTGTTAAGCCTCAAAGCAATAAGATTGCAGCTTTCTAATCTGTTAGGCATAAGTAGCGCCTTTCGGACCAGCCTTCTTTTTCTTTCTCTTCTCTTGAGCTTTTGCATAGGCGACTGCTATGGCTTGGTTGCGTGGCTTTCCAGCGTTGATCTCTGTACGGATGTTCTTGCTTATGGTTTTCTTGCTGCTACCTTTCTTGAGTGGCATAAATCCTCCCTAGTCATCTGCACCAATGACGGTGATCGTTACCTCTACGTCTTGCTCTACAGGTCCACCACCAGCTCCTGTAATTTCCTGCCTAGATTTCTCGGTCCAGTCCATAGTGTGGGAAAGATAAAGCTTCAAGCTTTGAAAGTCTTTGTCAACAATGGCTTTTTCTTTTAGCGTATTTACAGCAAGCATTCCCGCCTTCATTCTACTCTTCGTATAGGCGGTAAAAACTCTCTGATCTCTTTTGAAGATTTCCCGTAAGGTCTTGGCAGTTATAGAAAAATACTCAGCTAACTGGTCGTGAGTTAATACCGGACCTAATTCTTCTATCTCATCTATTTCTTCATCTGTAAACTTACGCTCAGGTCTTGCCATCGCTTCCTACTAGACCGAATCCGGTGAAAGGAATATGAACCACTGGTTCAACATCCTGTGAGTCTCCTCTATCGGTCCTGCCTCCCATTGCTACAGTAAAATCACACTTAGCTAAGTCTACCATTTCTAGTAGATCGGTCCATTGAACTACAAGCAAGCAAGGTTTTCCAGTATCTTCATGTAATCTTCTTGCAGCCTGTAGCTTTGCCAATGATAGCATATACGTTGCATAAGACCCAGCAGGCTTGCTTCTATGCTTCATTTCAATAAACGCCACTATCTCTCTGTCTCTCTCAGCACAAAAATCTAGCATAGACTTCGTAGGCAGTTTGGTTAACTTACATCTCCAAATTTTCTCTAGTCTGCTTTTTAAGAATGTTTCGTTGAGCCTGTCTCCCTCTGTTTCATAAATTGGTCTACTCAAGGCCTTTCTCCTCTCTGACTTGTCTTCTAGCCTTAGCTTGGCGCATGAACTTATAATCTGAATGCCTCATTTTTTCTTTTTTCTGTACTGACTTTTCATGTATTAGTAGAAAAGTATCGTCTAATCCTTTCTTTTGCATAAGCTTGTAGTCTCTATCTGGTGCGAACGGAGTGTCCCCAGAGAACAAGTCAGATGTTTTTAGCCCCACAGCCTCTGCTATTGCTGGAGCCTTAGACCCACAAGCAAAGCAATAAGCTAGTATTTTGTCGTCAACAATCTTAATAGTCATGCTGGGATTGTTGTCATCATGAACAGGACATAGCGCAGTATATTTGTCATCGCCTACTTGTTTAACTTTCTGTAAACGATTCAAGAAGTTATTGACGTAGCTCATGCTCTCTCCTCTTATAATTCTTAATGTTCATATGCTGGATGTAACCTTTGACTTCTTCTGGTATCTCTGTACTAGCTACCTTGTCTAAGCCTCTGGGCCATACCCCAAACTTTTTACGATAAGCCCAGCTAGACCATCCATCCTTATAACCTCGGTTTATGCAATGCCTTATCAAGCCGCTAAGGAAGACTTGTTTGTCCTCTTTGCTAGTAAGCCTGTTAACCTTCACTAGCTCTTTGCCATCATCCTTGAGTATCTCGGCTTTAGGAGGTAGCTGGTAGCCACAGGCTCCGCACGTTCTGCCTTGAAACTGGCTGTAGCATACTGGGCATTCCTGCATCTTGAGTTCAACTTCTGGCTTCTCAACTTTTTCTTTTTCCTTAAAGTTTTGCTCACCTTCATCTAACTCTTTAGGGATAACGTCCTCTGGGAATTGCCCATGCTCCTCCAGATTACCCGCATGATCTAGATAGGTTGCTATCTCTTTGCCCGGATGTATCCGCATGATGCGCCCAGCTCTCTGAACAAAACTAATCAGAGACTTAGTAGGGAAGCAGTCAATAAGTATCTCTGTAGATGGAGAGTCATAGCCAGTTGCCAGCAGTTTTGAACATGACAATACCTTGTAAACTCCGTCCTCAAAGTCTTGATAAATTAGCTTTCTCTCTTCATCAGGCGTGTACCCATCAATGTGACAGGCTGGAATGCCTGCCTTATTAAATCTCTCTACCAAGTTTTTTGAGAATGTAATGTTAGGAGCAAAGGCTATTCCACGCCTTGTGAGTCCCTTAGAATGCTTCCTGTAGTTTTCGATGATGTCTCCTGACAGAGTATCGTCTTCTAGCATCTTCTTTCCTAGCTCATCAGGG